TTTACTAATGCTGGGACGCAACTGCACTCTAAATTAGAATATTTATGTTTAAGTTGTAGTTCCATAATTATCTAAATAATATTGCATATCACAATTCCATAATATATTGCCATGGTTTAATAAACGAGGAATTAAAGCCTGAGCTCGTTCACGATTTCCTGCAAATATAAATTGACAATCTGTACTGAATTCATGCATAAGATTAATCATATTATGAAATATAAAATTTAAATTAGATTTCCTAGGGGAAATTAAATTATTTTCAAATATTTTCTCAATGGTTGACTCTATTACTATATAAAGATAACTATTAAATTGAACAGCTCTTTGAAGCTCTTTAGTAAAACGCTGCAATCCTTGGGTCATTGTAGATTTAAAATCACTTTCCGTTTTCCTGTCTACGTAGGTATAATTATAATCCACTCCCCCCAAAGTATAGTCTCCGAAATCTAACTTTAAGTCGCGGCATTTTTTAAAATTCAAAGGCAATTGTTCTCGAGTATCAATTAAAATCTCTATATCATCAAAATTCGTTGATTTTTTAAAAAAATTTGAAGGTAAAAGCTGAGTGTAAAACGGAGAGGTGTCCGCCTCAACGCAAGCATTTGTATAACTATTAAAAAGTTTCTTATAAATATTTATAGAAGGTAAAAAACGTAATTCTAACTCTAAATGAGGTGGAGCTTTTTTCCATTTTTTTTCCTTTATCCTTGTAGAGAGCGCCTGTATGATATACGGCTTAACTATAGAGGGGGATTCAGACTTACACCATTCTAATAATTCCTCTCTAAAATGAAAATCTTTAGAAAAATAATCTTTTTTGTTTTTAAAAGGCAAAGGCTTTCCATTTAACAAATTTTTCCTAGCAACATAGGTGGTATAATAAATAGCTAACGTTACTGAATGTTTTTTTAGATGCGCATGAAAAGCTCTTTCTGTCTCAAAATCTTGAGTACATATTTTACAAACAAACTTCTTTGTAACGTCGCAATACATAATAACATTATGTTACGTCATCTTTAGATATTCCAAGGATTCGAGCTTTCCAAGTTGGAAGGGTTTCTAAACTATCAGTTTCTTCAGAAATTAAAGCCCTTTGTCTATCAGCTATTAAAACCATACGCTGGCGTTCTTCTTCGTTCTGAAAAGCTTGAACCAATGATAAAATAGATGCGTTTTCTTGTTGCTTATTAGCAATTCTTTTAGCTCTATCTCCATTAAGCCGAGCAATTAAAGACTCCATTCTTTTTTCGCATTGATTATACTCCTCGCTTTTTGTTTTTAACAATTCAGCTAATCTAATGCTCATATCTTGTTGCTCTTCAGCTTCATTAAACATTCTATTTAATTTCTCAATATGAGAGCCTATATTTTTTAAATTAATATAATCAACACATACATTAATATAAAGATTTACTTCATCAGCGGTAAGATCAGGCTTATCCCAAGTCGCTCGAATAAATTCAGCTTCAAATAAAGTCCTATCTCTTTCATCCGCAAATCCATTTATAATCATTACAAAACGTGGAGATTTTAAAAATAAACCTAAAGATTCTATGCATTTTTTGTCAAGAGCTTTTAACTTGTCTTCTAGCAAATCAGCCCCTACAAAAAAATTAACCCTTTCGATTAAGCCCTTAAATGATGTGGGCGCCGCATATAAATCCCCGATAGCAGATTCTTCCAAAGTAATAGAAGAGGGAGAGTATGCTTTTAAAAAAGAAACTACTGCCCTCTGTTCAGATGATAAATTCTTGATAACTTTATCGGGAAATATAACTTGAGCAATTTGATAAGAATTCATTCCCTCATTTGCATATTGAATAATAAAATCTTTTTGTTCTGGAGTAAAAGATATTTTTCTACCCCTAGGAGTATTAACAGTTTTATAAGCAATCCCTTTGTGAGAGAGATGTTCTCTAACCGCTCTTCCTTCTTTGGTTCTTCCATCTAGTGAGTTATTGTTAAAAACTTTTCGCGTTAATTGAATTAAATCAGGCATTATTGCGTGATTCTCTTCAATACAAGTTTTTTGCTCCTCTGTTAATTCCATTTTAAATGATATCTTTATTTTCAATCAATTTAATAGCTTGCTCTTTGATCTTTTTTTTAATATTTTTTAATTGTTTATACCCCGCTTTTCGCCCTTCTTCGTTAGAAATAAATCCTAATGCTTGAGAAACTTCGTCGTCTGTCATTTTTTTAATAAAAAGCATTTCATAACATAAAAAATCTTTTTCGCTTAATGATTTTTTTAAATATTTTTCTAATTTTTTAATTGAATTCTCTAAATTAAAAATTACATTGTTTTCGTCCGAAAAAGCATAATTAGTATGATTTTCTAAAGTTACTGGAATTTTTACATCGTACGCATTTTTCTTAGACTTACTCCACTTCTGGTACAAGGGACATTCTACGCATTGCTTTCCGCTTGGAGTAAAAGAGCAATCATCCGACTCTCCATCAAAAGAAGCTATTTCTTTAGATTCATTAAATGGACAACTTATACAAGGTTTTGCAAAGTAATAATAATTATTACGTAAGATATTTTTAATTTGATTAGAGATTACTCTATTTAACCAAGGCTCCAGAGGTCGAGATTGATCCCACATACTCCATTTTTTATGTATATGGGTCCGAATAATTTGCTCTACATCCTCAAAATCAAACCACGCAACAGAGGTTAAAAACCATTTTTTTTTGCGTTTTCTTAATTCTTGATCAACAATCTCGTATTTATCTTCGTATGTATATTTTTTATTTTTCACCGATGTCTCGTGGCCTCGATGAAGCACATTGTTTTATCCCTTCGCTAAAAACAGCTTCTTTGTCAACAGGACCCAAATTTGCTTTTCTTTTTATTTTATCTCTAGGATCCAGAGGGCCTGCAGCAGCTAATTGCTCGATAGTGGTAATATTTCCAGTGCTTACAGATATTTCATATTCTAATTTTGCTGGCTTGCGAAAATTAGATATTTCTCCCTCAGACTCTTCCGAGTTTTCTTTTGGAATTTTACGACTCTCGCTAATATTAACAGAGGTATTCTTTATAGAATTTAAAGAAATTCCACAACTGCTACAAAAATTAGGAGGATTTAAAGAAAATTGAACTTTGGCTCCGCAATCTGAACAATAAGTGTGCTTCATTATAAATATTAATTTTATATATTATAAACAATAAAGGGTTTTTATCTACAATCGAGATAACCCCCCACGAGCAAAGCGGATTGTTTTAAAGTTTTTATTTCATTTTCTGTTATCTCATGTTCTTTTTTTACATAATCTACAACTAAAACTCCTATAGTTTTTTCGGATAAAGTAGCTATAGGTAACATATAAAAACTTTTAGTCCCTTGTTTTAAGAAATGAGCTTTGCAGATAGGATCATTTAATTTTGAAATTTTTTCTACAAAGAAAAACTTCTCGGAAATTAATGCATTTATCATAGTATGAAAATTAGAAATACGAAAATTTTGAGAATTATTACATTCAGAACTTACCCCTTCGTTTACTACTTCATACGAGCAACTAAATTTTTGCTGAGAACTTCCAGAATAATAAGTTTCTCCATTATGAAATTCATAAATATACGCCCGATCTGCTATAAAATTATTTAAGATATAATCTAATACTTTATAAACGTTCGCGTTTCGCTTGGTATGATTTTTAAGCGGGCACGAAACCTTTTTAAAAGATAACCTTTTGTTAACAACTACCGCGATCAACGTGCTAACCGCCCCAATTAAAGCTGAAATAATAACCTCCATTTACTATGTATACACCCAAACAAATTCTAAGGATTAGAATGAACTTGGAGTTTTTCTATAATATATTTTAATATTTCACTTCTTTTGATATCATCGTTAGTAAACTTAAAAACATGAATTCCTCGTTTTTTACTTTCTGCATCATTAAATAGATTAATCATTTCTGCAAAACCGCTTTTTCCATTTATATCACTTTGCATTATATCTCCACAAATAAATAACTTAGAATTGCACCCAAGACGAGTAATTAAAGTTGTTAATTCTTTGAACGTAAAATTTTGAGCTTCGTCTGCGATAATAATTTTATCAACCCAATTTGCTCCTCGTAAAAAATTAATAGGCGCAGCTTTCACTTTTTCTTTGCATACTAAATTTTTAACAGTATTCAACGCAAGCATTTCATCCAATTTATCTAAAAGGGGAGACATATAAGGGTTAAATTTTTCATTCGCATCGCCAGGAAGAGATCCCATGTTTTTCTCAGCACTCTCAATTATTGTGCGAACATAAATCAAATCTAAACCAAAATTCTCTTTGAGCATTCTAAGCGCAGAATAAATACTCATATAAGTCTTGGAGCTTCCTGCGGGCCCATTAATAAAAATTATTTTAACGTCTTTTTCTAAAGATAGAAACAAAAATTTCTTTTGCTTTTCGCTCAAGTTTAAAGATTTTATTACAAAAGAAGATTTAAAAGAATTAGCAGCTTTAGTCGCTGCATTATTAGCTT